CACCATGAAATTTTGAATGGTGTACCAGGTAAGAGGTTTATAGATCACATTAATTTTAACTCTTCCATAGGTTACCCCCTCAAAGGTAAGAAAATTTCCCATATGAGTGGTGAACCGACGAAATACGATTTTGCTGAACCTGAGTTGTTTCAAATAGAATTTGAGGTTATGCGCGAACGCTATTTGAAAGGCGAGCGTTACTACCCAATTTTCAAAGCCAGTCTTAAAGACGAGGCAGTCGCCAAGACTAAAGACAAAGTTCGTGTCTTTCAGGCTGCAGATATTACATTACAGTATGGATGGCGGAAGTATGGCTTACCTATTTTGCGGTTTCTTTCAATGTTTCCATTAGCTTCAGAGTGTGCCGTAGGCATTAACCCTTACAGTGATGAATGGCAACAATTGCATGATTTCTTGACCTTTAATGAAACAAATAGTGATCGTATTGTAGCAGGAGATTATAAATTATGGGATCAAAAACTTCCATCCCAACTTGTATTAGCAGCATTCGAAATGATTGTTAGAATAGCGGAATATATACCAACTTACACACCAGATGACATATTGATGATTAAGGGTTTGGCCACTGATACAACTTATTACTTGAGCCATTTTAATGGTACATTGATTGAGTTTAATAGTGGATTACCTTCTGGTCACAATTTGACAGCTCACGTTAATAGTATAGCTAATGCATTGTTGCAAAGATATGCTTATTACTATTACCGTAACCCAGCACCATTCAGAACTTATTGTCATAACACAACGTATGGAGATGATTTTGTTAATGGGGTTTCCCCCAAGATTAAATACTTTAATCATGTATTATACAAGAAAGTAGTGGAGAGTTTGGGTATGACGCTGACTATGCCTGATAAAACATCTGCCCCCATACCATTTTTACATATGCTAGATTGTGATTTCCTTAAGAGGAAGAGTGTTAAATGTGATATAGATGGTAAGTACTACGGAGCCTTGGATGTTAAGAGTATGATGAAATCATTATTTGTACGTGGTAAAACATCTGTTAGTGATAGAGAACATGGTTACAGTGTTATACGCGGTTTCGTTCATGATTTAAGCTACCACGACAGAAAAACATATGAAACTAAAATTTTACTCGTACGCGAGTTATTAGATAAGATTTCTATGATAATGCCTGAAGCTCTGTACGACTATGATGAATATTATGAATATCGTAATAGGCGTAAAGAGTGGTGGCAAAAAGAAGACGCTTTGGATAGCGCCATTGACCTAGATGATTACCCAATGACACCAGAGGCTTCTAGTGAAAATGAATCTATTGACTACTATGTGTCTAGTAGTTCATCATCCTCTGGGGATGAGTGTGAACCAGATATAGGAAAACCACTTGCTGAAAATAAAATAAATAACAGTTATTTAGACACTAAAGTTCTAAACGGGCGTGAGGGCCGAACTTCTCATGATAACGTTGTGCAATCTGAAGTTTTTGGTGCATCTGAAGATCACCTAGACA